TGGGCTGAGCTCACGCTGCTCGGGCAGTCGGCCGAGCCCGGCACCGACGAGGTGCGCGCCACCGGTCTGGGTGCCGACCTCGCGATCGAGGTGGTCGGCAACCGCCGCCTGACGCTCAGCTGCAAGATCGTCTCGCGTGATCAGCGCCCGGCCTACCGCGCGTATGCGCTGCTCGAGCTGGTGCGAGGGCGGCTGTACTTCCCGTCATCGCAAGCGACGTTCCGCAGCCTCGGCGTGGGGCTGCGCGAGAGCCTTGCGCTCGTCGACCTCGGCCGCACGCATGATCAGCGCGAGGAGTCGGTGGCGGCGCTCGACGTCGCATTCAACTGGGTGAGCGCCGAGACCGACGCGCCCACCGGGACCATCGGGAGCGTGGTGCTGGGCGGCACGGTGAAGCGAGACCCCGCAGACGTCGACCCCATCATCATCGCCGACCGAGCGATTCCCTAGGAGGCGTACGCCATGAGCAGCGTGTCGGAAGTCGTCAACGTAACGATAGAGATCAAGGACGCCGCTGTTTCCCAGGCAGGCTTCGGCACCCCGCTCATCGCCGGCTACCACACCTACTGGCCCGAGCTCGTGCGGACGTTCTCCGACGCCGACGAGATGACGCTCCCGCCGCTGAGCATGCCGACGACGCACCCGATCTATAAAACGGCCCTGGCGCTCAAGTCGCAGAACCCATGCCCGCCGCAGTTCAAGGTCGGCAAGTGCGCGGGCGCCACGACGCAGACGGTCACTCTTACTCCGGGCACGCCGGTCGGCTACGAGGTGTTCTCGCTGGAGGTCGACGGCGTGGCCGTGAGCGTCACCGCGAGCACGACACCCACCATCGCTGAGATCACCGCGTCGTTGGCTGCCGAGATCAACACTGCCGTACCGAGCCTGACTGCGACGGGAAGCCCAACCGACGTCAGTGTGGCGAGCGACGCGGCCGACGTGGCGCATCGCTTCGAGAACCTTTCGCCGAACCTCACCATCAAGGACGACACCCCCGACTCGACGCCGGGGATCGCCACCGACCTCGCGGCCATCCGTGCCTATGATGCGGACTGGTATGGGCTGCTCCTGGATGACAGCAGCGACGCGGTGATCACGGCCGCCGCCGCGTGGGCCGAGGCCCAGACCGTGATCCTGTTCGTCAATCCGAGCGACTCTGAGATCAAGAGCGGCTCGGTCTCCGACGACGTCGGCAGCGACCTGCAAACCGCTGGCTACAACCGGACCGTGCCGCTCTACCACGGCAAGCCCGCGCAGTGCGCTGCGGCCGCGTGGGCAGGGCGCATGCTGCCCAAGGCACCGGGCTCTGCGACGTGGGCCAACAAGAGCCTCGCCGGCGTGGACAAGTCGCCGCTCAGCGACAGCGATCGCGGCGTGCTCAGGGGCAAAAACGTCAACTACTATGTGGACGTGAAGGGGATCGGCTTCACGCTCGACGGCCGCGCCGCATCGGGCCGGTACATCGACATCACGCACGGCATCGACTGGTTCGACGCGCGCGTGAGCGAGCGCATCGTGGCATTGCTCGCCAACAACGATAAGGTCGCCTACACCGACAAGGGCATCGAGCTCGTGCGCGCCCAAGTGCTCGGGCAGATCCTCGAGGGCATCAGCGCGACGCTGATCGACGGCGATGCGCCCTACTCGGTGACCGTTCCGAAGGTCGCCGAGATCAACCCCAACGATCGCACCGGGCGCGTCTTGCCCGACGTCAAATTCAGCTTCGTGCTGCAGGGCGCGGTGCACAAGGTGCTCATCAACGGGACCGTCCGCACGGCTTTGTAGGGGGAGGTTGCTATGGGATTCAAGGACTGGAACATCAACGACCTCGCCATCAGCCTCAATGCGATCCCGCTCGACGACGGCGGCTATGCCGATGACGAGGTGTTTAGCCTCGAGTGGGACGATGCTCAGTTCCTCGACTTCACCGGCGCCGACGGCGAGGTCTCGCGGTACGCCACCAACAACTTCAAGGCGTTCGTGACGCTGCGGTACGCCAACACCGCCAACGCCAACGATCGCCTGAGCTCGATGCTGCAGGCCGATCTCAGCTTGCCCAACGGCGCCGGCGCCGGCGTGTTCAATGCGCGCGACAAAGAGGGGCGCCTTGTGGTGCTCTCGGAGCGCGCATGGATCACGGGCTTCCCTGCCTACAAAGCAGGCAAGGCGGTGCAGGTCCTCGAGTGGAAGATCCGGCTCGCCGACGCGCGTGGCAGCTTCTTCGGCGGGCGGTAGCCGCATGGCGATCGAGGCCCGCGAGAAGCGCATCGGCGAGCACACGTACCGCGTGACGCAGTTCGGCGCCAAGCAGGGGCGGGGCTTGCTGGTCCGCTTGCTCAAGCTGGCCGGCCCGAGTCTCGGCGCCACGCTCAGCAGCCTCGCGCAGGGTCAGCACAAGGAGGTCGAGGCGGCGCTGGCAGCAGGGTTGAGTCAGGGGCTCTACGAGCTGGCCGAGCGGCTGAGCGAGGCCGAGGTGGGCTCGGTGCTGGACGACTTCGCCAAGCACACGGTCGTCGTGCTCGGCGATCGCGAGCCGCGCTTGTCTGACGTGTTCGACGCGCACTTTGCGGGCAAGTATGACGAGATGCTGCTGTGGGCGCGGTTCTGTCTGGAGGTGAACTACGCCAGTTTTTTCGGCGGATCGAACGGCGATCGCGGCCTAGCCGGTCGGATCCTGACCGTGCTGTCAGCATCGCCGTCCCCGAGTGCATCGACTGGGACATCCACCGTGTCGCCACCAGCGCGAGGTACCGTTCCGGCCTCGTAGAGATCCAAACCGCATGGTCGCTTGACGACCTGTACGAGGCGCACGACGTGCTGGACATGTACGACGAACTCGAGCACCTGGCCGCGCGGAGTCGGTCATGACTGTGCTGCGCGAGATCGTCGCGCGCCTGGGCTTCGAGGTCGACAAGACCGGGTTCGAAGCCGCTGAGCGCGGGATCGGCCAGGTGCAGACGCAGCTCGCCGCGACGAGCAAAAAGCTCGGCGTCGTCGGCGCGGCAGCAACAGCCGCAGGCGGTCGGGTGGCCAGTGCAGGCAGTAGGTTCGCCGCCACCGGTAAAGCGGCAGCTAGCACCCGGGCAGGCATGGCTGTTGGCGCAACTGGCGCATCTGCGTTCGGCGGCGCTCTCGGCAAGCTGGTCGCGGCCGTGGGCATCACGCAGACGCTACGAAAGATCGTCCAGCTCGCCTCCGATGCCAACGAGACGGGCAGCGTCCTTGAGCGGGTGTTCGGGGCGGAGGGCGCCGCCCAGGTCAAGAGCTGGTCGGAGACGGCCTCGTCGACGCTGGGACGCTCGCGCTTTCAACTCCAAGAGTACGCGGCCGGGCTTGGCGGGATGATCGAGCCGATGGTGCAGAACAAAGCCAAGGCACAAGCGATGAGCACGACACTCGCCACGCTTGCCGTGGACCTCAGCAGCGCATTCTCCGGCACCACCGAGGAGGAGGCGCTGGGGGCGCTGCGTGGCGGGCTCACGGGCGCGGACATGGCTCTCAAGCGCTTCGGCATCACCATGGACGACGCGACGCTGCAGCAGTTCGCGAACACGCAGGGCATCCACAAGAAGCTCGCGGCGATGAACAACGCGGAGAAGACCGAGCTGCGGTACCAGTACATTCTCGAGAACACCAAGTCCGCGCAGGGCGACGCAGCTCGCAGCTCTGGAAGCTTCGGCAACGCGAGCAAGGCGCTCGGCGGGGCTCTGCGCGATCTGGGTACGGAGATGGGGCAAAAAGCCATGCCCACGCTCGAGCGCATTGTGGCGGGCGCATCCAAAGCGGTGGCGGCGTTCAAGGATTGGACGGCAGGCACCTCTGTACTCCAGAGTGCCATGGTGGTCCTCGGTGGCGTTGCCGTTGCGCTCGGAGCGCAGATGCTCGCGCCGTTCATCCTGCCGGCCGCCGCCGCTGTGGCGCTGATCCTGATCATCGACGAGCTATTCAACCTGTTCACGGGCGGCAAGTCGGTCATCGGCGACTACATCGAAGCGGTCGGTGGCCTCGGCACTGTCGACGAGTTGATCCGAAACCACGCGGCGGGCGTCGACATACTGGCCGAGTCGTGGCGCAACTTCTGGGCAGACGCCGACACGGCGAAGCTGGAAGAGCAGATCGGTTGGTTCGGCGAGCTCGAGCTCATGGGCGAGCGCTTGTACAACCTCTATGCCCGCCTCGGCACCGCGATCGCCGACTTCTTCTACAACTTGCCCGGCATCGGCGGCAAAGCTAACGGCCTACAGCGGGTGCTGTTCTCGAGCGAGCGCGCTGCCGGTCGAGATGTCGGCGCGGCGCTCATGACTCCCAAGCAGGCGCGCGAGCAGGGCCTGAAAGAGAAGGCTGCCGACATCACTGCAGAACGCAACGCGACGAAAACGGGGCGCGCGCTCGGACGCAACGTGAACGCGGAAGCGGAGCAGATCCGAGCTGGCCGAGCGTCGGCATCGGCGGTTGGTGCCTCGCCGACGGCGAGCGCGCCCGCTGCAGCGAGCGGCACGCAGCCGCCCGTGATCGTGCAGTCCGGCAACACGACGGTCACCGTCAACGTGAACGGCGGCAACCCCGCCGAGGTCCGCCGCGCAGTGCTCGACGCGCTGGCAGCCGAGCGCCGCAAGAGCAACGCTGCGCTGCCGCGCCCGGGGAGTGGCTGACGTGGCAAACCGGCACGTCGAGATCGGCGACATCTGGATCGATGTCTCGGTCCGGGAGGGGCATGCCCTGACGGCCGACGTGACCGAGCATCCGGTCGAAGCCGGTGCGGACGTGGCCGATCACATCCGCCCCATGCCCGCCACCATCGACATCGACGGCGCGGTCACGAATCACCCGATCGAGCTTCCCAAGTCGCACGCCGGCACGACGCGCGTGAATCCGAGCCCCATCGAGATCAAGGGCGAGCCGACACTCGGCGCGATCGGCTTGGTCCCGGGCGCCGAGCAAGCAGCTGCGGTGCTCGGCGCGCTCAAGCTCGACGTGCGCAGCAAGCGCGTGTTCTCGGCCAGCGTCCTGCACTTCACCGAGCCGTTTGATCGGGTGAGCGCCGTGCACGCCGCGCTGGTGTCGATCTTCGAGCGCCGCGCGCTGGTCACCGTCGTGACTGGCCTCATGACGTACCAGAACGTCGCGCTGACCGCGCTGCACATCGAG